TAATAAACACGATTTCGACCCCCTCGCGCACATAATCAAAATCTTTTCAGTTTGATCTCGTGCGATTTGCGATTTATGTATATAAAAAAAATCCGATCTGCGTTTTTTAGATCTTATGATCTTATGATCTATGATCCTAGAATTTTGATCTGGCGCGCTTGCGATCTGCGATTTATAAAAAATTACGATCTATAAATTACGATCTATGAATTACGATCTATAAAAAATTACGATCTATAAAAAAGTGACCCCAGATTCCGAAGATTCTGGGGCACCATTAGGAGAACAAATTTGTCGAGAGAGTTCGACAAGTGCGAGTTTAACATTATAAATGTGCGAATTACTACAACTTGTGCGAGCTCGTTTTATTTTTGCATTACAAAGGCCACGTTTTCCCACTTCCTTTCGTTGAAGTTGTAGCCAGAAAGAACATCTGCGACTAAAAAGAACCACTCCTGGTGAGGACCATTGGGCGAGGCCATATCTTCAACATCAAAATTTCCATATCTTTCCGAGGTGCACCAATAGCCACCATAAGTTCCACCATCGAGCTCTTCTTGATTTAGAAAGAAGCTGTAATCTATAAAGCCATAACTATTCACATGACCATACATTTCAAAGGTTCCCTCTGCGAGTTCTAATTTGTAACTGAGTTCCGGGATTCCATTCTCAGTTCTGTCTAGGTATGCGTCATCCATTGCTCACCTGTAAAAACATATAGTCGCCTTCGTCCTTCATCAATTGAATTAACTTTTCTTTGGCTTTGTTTACCTCGTCCTGATCATATTCTTTGATTTCTTTTGACGCTTCTAGGGTGAAGTCTTCCCCGGAACTTTCATCGCCAATGAAAAAATCTCTGGTAAAGAAAGAAAAGTAAAGGAATGAATAGCTTCCAAATTCATCTTCAATCCTTTCGTTAAAGCGATAGACATCTGTATTCATATCTTCACAGATGATGTCGCCACTCATATCGCAAATTATATTTCTCATATTTCTCCTAATTAAATTAATACTTTAAGTATATTATACTTTGTGTATAATGTACATATTAATTAACTTTCATTAAGGAGAAAAACAAATGGGTGCAAGAGCAACAATAACAATGATACCTAAAAGAATGACCAAAGAAGAGATGGACAAAGAAGGCTTTTATTCTTGTCCTTCTATCTATGTTCATTGGCACGGCGCAATGGTTGAACAACTATTAGCCAAAGCCAAAGAAGTAATGGGCGATAGACTCGGCGACGAAACATATACTTTTGCTAGACTTGTGCAAGTCATAGCCAATGAAGTAGATTGTTTCGAAGATTCCAAAAGATATGGAAATTTATCTGTTGGCGTTGGTACTTATGGCACAGTTAGCATGGGCGATGACTACGGAGATTATTTCGTTGATAGTCATTTGAATATTAAAAATCATATCAAGGGAGGTTATCAAATATAAAGTGTAGTCCCAAATACACAAATTGAAAGGGCACCACTTAGGTGCCCTTTCTCTTTTCTGTTCGTGCGATTTATTATTTAAAACTGCGAGTTATGATTTCAAAGTAAACCATGGCAAGAGCTATCGCCAAACCAAAGCCGAGGCCCATAGCAAAAATTGCCCAGCCAGCGACTAATGAAAACATGTGCATATCAATTAATGCGTATCCCAAGATCAGGAACACAATACAACAAGCTATCGCAGAACCAAATATTGATAAGTCTAATTTCATTTCTTCCCCTTTTCTTCTCTTAATAATGCTAACTCTTTGTAACTAAGTTTAATAAATTCTATTGCGGTTCTTAGATCATTCTCACTCGGCATTGGTTGTTCCTCATCTATTAACCTATTAAGAATTTTTATTTCTCCATAATAGTCTGGATTTCTTTTTTGTAGCTTTACTGCTTCTTCTATTTTCATTATTTTCTCCTTTTTATATTTTTCATTATACCTTGAGATGTTTAATTTATCTAGACAAAATGTATTAATTATGGTAAATTTATTACATAAATTAAACAAAACACCATAGGAGGTACAAATGGATAATTTACAAAAACTAAAAGACGCAATACTTTTAAAAGAAGAATTGCAACAAGATGAGAACTACAAGAAAATTAATTCTCTTCTTGCTCAATGCAATAAAGTTATATCTAGCTTTACCAATGAGCAAAAGGCAATACTCAAACCTTTCTTGAAGTTTACAAATAATGGTATTGCCATTTCTGAAACTCAGCAAAATAAAATATCTCAGAAGTGGGGCATTGAATTAGTTGCTGATAAAACTAAATCAACAAATAGATTTGCTGTACACAATCAGATTGGTAACTCAGAAAATGTTAAATACTATTTAAGCAAAAGAAAGCCCACGAAAGTTCCGACGCTGACTGCTAGTAGCTTTGCTGTTTATCACGATAGCGAGAAGAGTATTTATTAATTAATCAGAGGGGGGACTTTCCCCCCTCGCAATATAGGAAAACAAAATGGAATCCAATCAAGCTAAAAGAAGAAGAAAATTTTGTGAAGAATTCGACAAAATTATTTTAGACGACAATATGGAACAATCAGACAAATGGAATGCTTTGATATTCGCAAGAATAAGATCTAGGCAAGACTAAAAAAAATGATTCCTTTGGAAAGCCGAGCGTTTTTTGCTCGGCTTTTTTTTTGCACCCCCACCCCCCTCTTTTTAGCGTAGCGTATACAGATGTATATATAAATAACAATCAATATGTATAATTACAAAAAAATGAAAAGAGACCCCTATCCAATCTAAGATAGAATATTGAAAATGAAATTAGATCACTTAAATGACGAGACGATAAAAGAAATCTTAATGATTCAAGATCGTCTGAAAGTTATAGATGCTAAATCAGAATCAAGAGACTCCTTTCTCGGCTACATAAAACACGTCTGGCCTGAGTTTATCGAAGGGGAGCACCACCGATTATTCGCGCAAAAGCTAGAAGATGTTGCGAAAGGCAAAATTAAAAGATTAATTGTCAACATGCCACCCAGACATACCAAGTCTGAATTCGCTTCAGTCTATTTTCCTTCTTGGTTTATGGGACTCAAACCAAATACCAAGATTATGCAGACCACGCACACCGCGGAATTATCTGTGAGATTCGGTAGAAAGGTAAGGAACCTTATGGATCAGAACGAATACAAACAATTATTTGATGATTTCGGTTTATCTGCCGATTCCAAATCAGCTGGGCGTTGGGAAACCAATAAAGGCGGCGAATACTTTGCAGCGGGTGTGGGTGGAGCTGTAACTGGGCGGGGTGCGGATCTGTTAATCATCGACGATCCGCATTCTGAACAGGATGCACTTTCGCCGACTGCTTTAGAGTCTGCCTACGAGTGGTACACTTCTGGACCTCGCCAGCGTTTACAGCCTAAAGGTGCAATTGTAATAGTGATGACGCGTTGGAGCTCAATCGACCTAACCGCCAAATTATTAGAGGCGCAAAAAGAACCTTTGGCAGACCAATGGGAAGTGATAGAGTTTCCTGCTATTTTCCCCGATACCGAAAAGCCTCTTTGGCCCGAGTATTGGGCTTTGGATGAATTGCAAAAAGTAAAAGCGTCTTTGCCTGGAATGAAGTGGAATGCTCAATGGATGCAAACGCCGACCGCTGAAGAGGGCTCAATTATCAAGCGCGACTGGTGGGAGCGCTGGCCGCATGATTCTTTACCATCCGTTCAATATATTATGCAGTCTTATGATACGGCGTTTTCTAAAAAAGAAAGTGCCGACTTTTCTGCTATCTCAACTTGGGGTGTTTTTAGACCCAGCGAAGATTCGCCCGATTGCGTTATGTTATTAGATTGTCAAAAAGGCAGATGGGATTTTCCCGAACTCAAAGAAATAGCCATGCGCGAGTATCAATATTGGGAAACCGATATGGTTTTAATTGAAGCCAAAGCAAGTGGTACCCCGCTCACCCATGAGCTCAGACGAATGGGCATACCTGTAGTTAATTACTCGCCGACTCGAGGCCATGATAAAACAACAAGAATGCACTCGGTTGCTCCCATCTTTGAGTCTGGTATGGTGTATGCTCCTAACCGAGCCTTTGCCGAGGATATGATTGAAGAATGTGCATCATTTCCGTTTGGAGCTCACGATGATTTATGTGATACTATGACTCAAGCGTTGATGCGATTCCGCGAAGGCGGTTTTGTTTCTTTAGATAGTGATTACGAAGACGAAGAAAGCGAACCTAGACAGAGAGTTTATTACTAATGGCAATAGAAAGACAAACACCCGATCCAGCTCAAGAAGTTGAAGACATGCAAGATATGACAACCGAAAGGTCAACCGAAGATATTGACAATGATATTATTGAAATTTTAGAAGGCTTAGACGAAGAGGGTGTTGAGTATCAAGAGGACGGTTCAGTTATTTTGGGTGGCGAAGAAGAAATGGAAGACGTTGGCTTTAGCGAAAACTTAGCCGAAGTTGTTTCTGATTCTGAGCTCGATAAAATTTATATTGAATTAACTGCCGCGGTTGAGAACGACAAATCAGCTAGAGAAGATTGGGAAAAAACTTATACCGATGGCTTGAAATATTTAGGTATGAAATTTGATGATGCTAGGTCTGAGCCTTTTGAGGGCGCAAGTGGCGTTATTCATCCGTTGCTTGGAGAAAGCGTTACTCAATTTCAAGCGCAAGCTTATAAAGAATTACTTCCAGCTCAAGGCCCAGTCAAAACTCAAGTTGTTGGCGAATACAATTCAGCAATAGAAGAACAGGCTCAACGTGTACGTGAGTTTATGAACTATCAAATTACTCATGTAATGGAAGAGTACGACGAAGACTTGGATCAAATGTTGTTTTATTTACCGTTGGCAGGTTCTGCTTTTAAAAAAGTTTATTACGATGAAACTTTGCAAAGAGCTGTTTCTAAATTTGTTGCACCCGAAGATTTAATTGTTCCTTACTACGCAACCGATTTAGAATCTTGCCCAAGAATTACTCACTTAATTAAAATGCCAGAAAACGAAGTTAAGAAACTTCAAGCAATTGGTTTTTACAGAAACGTTAAAGTAGAGGGTGGCGATGATTTAACCAATAGTTCTGATGTAGATTCTGAAAAAGAAAAGTTAAGTGGCGTTGAGCCATCTTACGATACAGGCGAAGTTTGTCATTTGTATGAAATTCATTGTAATTTAGATCTTGAAGGGTTTGAAGATACTGATGAAAATGGCGAATTTACAGAAGTAAAACTGCCATATATTGTAACGATTGATAACAACAGCGAAAACATTTTATCTATTCGCAGGAACTTTGAAGAAGAAGATCCGATGAAAAATAAAATTGAGTTTTTCGTACACTTTAAATTCTTGCCAGGTCTAGGATTTTATGGCTTTGGTTTAACTCATATGATTGGTGGTTTATCTAAAGCCTCAACTTCAATTGTTAGACAATTAATTGATGCTGGAACTTTAGCTAATTTACCCGCAGGTTTTAAAACTAGGGGTATAAGAATTAGAGATGAAGATTCTCCAATTCAACCAGGAGAGTTTAGAGACGTGGATGCCCCCGCAGGATCTTTACGTGATGCAATTCAACCTTTGCCATTTAAAGAACCAAGCGGAACGTTGTTGCAATTATTAGGGTTATTGGTTCAAAGCGGCCAAAGGTTTGCATCTATTGCAGAAATAAATATAGGCGAAGGCAACTCGCAAGCACCTGTAGGAACTACAATTGCCTTGTTAGAAAAATCAACCAAGGTTTTATCTGCAATTCATAAACGATTGCATACAGGTCAAAAGAAAGAATTTAATTTATTGGCTAAAATCTTTGCAAAAAGTTTACCGCCTGTTTATCCATATTCCGTTTCTGGCGGTCAAATGGAAATTAAGCAAGCTGACTTTGACGAAAGGGTAGATGTATTCCCTGTTTCTAATCCAGACATATTTTCTACCAGCCAAAGAATTGTAATGGCTCAAGAAATGATGCAGTTGGTACAATCCAACCCGCAAATTCATGGACCAAATGGTATTCACGAAGCTTATCGCAGAATGTATGCTGCGTTAGGAACTGACAATATTGATTCTTTATTAACCCCGCCACCAGACACTCAACCTAAACCGATAGAGTCTGGAATGGAAAATAGCACCTTGTTAATGGGCGGAACGGCGCAAGCATTTATTCAACAAAACCATGATGCACATATTGCATCTCACGTTAACTTGTTAAACATGCAACCAGTTCAAATGAACGCTCAAGTTCAAGCCAACATACATTCGCACATCATGCAGCACTTACAAATGAAAGCTGATTTGATCGCGCAACAACAGATGCCGCCCGAGGCTTTGCAACAATATCAACAATTGCAGCAACAAGCCCAACAATCCACACCTGTTGACGCGGCGGCGCTTAATCAACAAGCCAACGATATATTGGCTCAATTTAGCTCGCCTATAATGACGGACTTAATGACTCAGTTTGCCCAACAAGTGGCAACTCCGCCGCAAGAAGATCCGTTGGTTGCAATTAGAAAACAAGAACTAGCACTTAAAGGTCAAGAGTTGCAACAAGACAAAGAACAATTTGCCGTTAAAGAGCAAATGCGTGCAGAGGAAAAATCCCGACAAGATCAAATAGACCGAGAACGTATTGACGCCCAGC